AAATTATTTCTGTAGTTAGAAAATATAAAGAAAAACATTTGTAATTGGTAAAGTATCAATTATTTGTTATATATATAAAAGTATAAATAATATATATTATGAGTGAATTAAAAGAGTTATTCAATGAAATTAAAAGCATTTTTAAAACAGAAGGTGTTGACATTGAAAACGATTCTAAGGAATTTGCTGAAACTACTGAAAACAACGTGGAAGAAACTACTGAAACTGTAAAGGAAAAATTTGAAGATGTAGTACTGGCTGACGGTACTGTAGCTCAAGTTGAGCCTGAGGTGGTTGTAGGTGCTGCTGTAGTTGTTGACATGGATGGTGAACTTTTACCAGCTCCAGACGGTAGACATGAACTAAGTGACGGTAGAGTTATATCTACTGAGGGTGGTGTGATTGTCGAAGTTGAAGAAGCTGAGGAAGAGGCTGAGCCAGAAGTAGAAGCAGAATCTGTAGAAGAGGAAGAAATGTCTAGTCCTTTAAGTGAAGCTCAAGAAAGAGAAGCTAAAAAGATTATAGAGTCGATTGTAACTGAAAAAGTTTTCGGAATGGAAGCTACTATTTCAGAAGAAAACAACGAACTAAAACAAGAAATAAATAATCTTAAAGAGTCTTTTTCTATGTTGCTAAACTTAACAGAGAAAATGTTAGAAGAGCCAACTAAAGACGAGGTAGTTAAAAGACCATCTAGCTTTAAGGCTTTAAAAAAAGAAAGTAAAAAAGATATTATAAGTATCTTAAAAAGTAAAAAAATAATAAAATAAAAATTAAATTATGAGTTTTGATGTTTCGGCTTTGGCCGCATATACCGAACAAAATGCAATGGACTTAATTATTAAGTCTGTAGCTGGTGGGAGACTGTCAGAATACGCTAACATTCAGGATGGCGTAAAAGGTCCTACTACAATAAACATACTATCTAGTGATGTTGTTTTTCAAGCTGATGGATGTTCTAGGAGTGCAAGTGGTTCTACTACTTTGTCTCAGAGAACTATTACTCCTGGTGCTGTTGCAATACATGAGGATCTATGTATGACTGACCTAGCTGCTAAATATACAGCAGTTATGTTAAAAGCTGGTTTAACTGGTGAAAAAGAGGAGATTCCTTTTGAAGAGTTATACTTCGCTGAGAAAGTTGCTAAATTACAGAAAGCTATTGAAGTGGCTGACTGGCAAGGTGACACAACTTCTGGAACTGCTAACCTATCAAAGTATGATGGATTAAATAAAATTATTGCTGCTGCTACTGCTGTAGATGGTAACCCAACTGCTATTGCTCAAGCTACTGGAATAACAAATTCTAATGTTATTGGAATACTTACTGGTATGGCTGAATTAATGCCAGAGGATATTATGGACGCAGACGATTTAAAATTGTTTGTTGGAATGGACACTTTCTTAAAGTACCAAAAAGCTATTGCTGATGGAAACTATTTCCATTATGTTGTAGATGGTGGGTTTACTTCTGAGCTTCCATTAATTGGTTTTCCAAATGTTACTGTTTGTGCAACTCCTGGTCTTTCAGGTTTAGCCACTGGTAACTGTTACCTAATGAGAGCGTCTAATATTTATGTAGGTGTCGACTTACCAGGTGAAGAGTCTAACGATGTTAGAAGTTGGTACGATGACAATGACAGAATTTATAAAGTGACTATGGCTTTTAGAAGAGGTGTTAATGTTGCATTTCCTGACCAAGTTGTAGAATTTTTATTAGCCTAAATTTAATGGGGGTTTAATTACCCCCTTTTTTAATAACTGTTAGCTGAAACGCTAACTAACTGAAAATTAATTAATTATGTCATGTGTATTAAGTAACGGACAGGCAAGAGATTGCTCAGATAGTCTAGGCGGGATAGTAGAAGTATTAATCTCAGAAAGAGACAATATTACTGCTACTACTGTAGCTAATGGAGACATTTCTGCTATTACGCAATCAGGAGCAACTAACTTCTATAGATATGAGTTAAAGAAAGAGTCAGGGAGTTTGACATCTACAGCAACTGTAGATCAAGCTGGAGGGACTTCTTTTTATGACAATGTAGTAGCTTTCACTATTAACAAAATGAGTGCTGCTAAATCTAACGAGATTAAAATGCTTATGCTAGCTAGATTGTTCGTCATTGTAAAAGATAACAACGGTGTTTATTGGGCTTTAGGAAATGATAATTTTGCAGAAGGTTCGTCTTTAGTTGGACAAACTGGACAGGCTTATGGAGATCCTAACCAATACCAAATTGAAATTACTGACAAGAGTCAGTTTCCATGTTATGGGGTGCAATCATCTGTAGTGGCTGGTTTGACAATTAGTGCTTAATTGTTCTTTGTTGTATAAAAGGGGGGTGGGTTAAACTGTCCCCTTTTTTTAGTAAATTTGAAATATGTTAAAAAAAGAATACGTAGGAAAAACAGTTCACTTAAAACATTTTAGTGTTTTAGTAAGTGAAGAAAATATCCCAACTCTAAAGAAATTGGAGATTGATTGGGTTTTTGAAACAAAGAAAAAAAAGAAAAATGATAGTGATAAATAAGAACACTACAACTAATTTTGTAGCTACCTTATTTGAACTGAGTCAACTAACAAACCCAGATTATTTATTTGAGTTTGAAAGTGACCAGACTAAGACTAAATATTATACTATCATAGCAGACATAAGCACTAATAAAAGTAGATATAACGAATTTAACTTTGTAGAGGGTACTAATAACCCAACTAGTGGAAGTTTGGACCTAGGATCACCAGGCTTTTATAAATACAAAGTATATGAACAAAACAGCACAACAAACCTAGACCCAACAGGACTAAACAAAGTAGAAGAGGGAAAAATGAAATTAATAGACTCAACATATCAGCCGTCATTTACTCAGCATTCAGTTTCACCAACTACTAATGTAGTATATAACCCAGCACAATGAGCGTAAAACTAATTCCGTTAAATTTTGGAGGGTATGAATTACCTGAGTTTAAAGAGTCTAAGAAGGGTGACTGGTACGAATACGGAACAGACAGACCTTATAAAAATACTTATCCAGACTATTTAACTAAACTCTATAACGAATCTAGTAAACATAACCAAATTATTAATAGTAAAGTTAAGTTTATAGTTGGTCAAGGTTTTGTTATAGATGAGAAATTAACATTCACAGAGAAAGCTTATGTTAATGGATTTATAAAACATCCTAATGAAGATGAAAACTTAGACGATTTAATAGGAAAACTAGCTAAAGATAAAAAGGTTTATGGAGGTTTTTGTCTACAGGTTAGAATGTCTAAAAACAATAAAATAGCAGCAATTAACCATATAGATTTCGCAGATGTTAGAGCAGGTGTTGACAATGACTTGTATTATTATACAGACGATTGGTCTGCAAGAAACCCAAAAAATAATGATGACTTTAAGGTACTACAGCAATTCCCTTACAATGAAGATGCTAGACCTGACGTTGATTATGTTATATATTACAAAGAATATAGACCAGACTTAGGTGCTTATCCACTGCCTGACTATGTTTCTGCTATACCTTATTTAGAATCAGATGCTGAGATAGCTAATTTTACTTTAAGTAATATTAAAAATAATCTTTCTGCTGGATATATAATCTCTTTTAAAAATGGTCAACCAAATGATGAGGAAATGGCTGAGATTGAAAGAAGATTTAAGGGCTATGCTACTGGTGCTGACAATGCTGGAAAGCCTTTGTTATCTTTTACAGACCAAGCTTCTGATCATCCTGAGATTATGCCAATTCCAGTTAATGGACAGGATGAAAGATTTATAAATCTAAACAACCAAATAAGAGAAGAAATATTCACAGCTCACGGAATAACAAGTCCTCAGCTTTTTGGTATTAAAGAAAATTCAGGATTAGGAAACAATGCCGATGAGATTGCAGTAGCTTCTCAATTATATCAAAACTTACAAATAGATCCAGAACAAAAAGTATTTAACGAATTAATAAATTCTATTCTAAACTATAATGGTGTAAATGGTGAACCTTTAAGAATACAGAAAATAGAACCTGTCCAAAGATACTTTAGTGAAACTGCTGTTTTAAGTGTAATGACTCAAGATGAAATAAGAGAAAAAATTGGACTTCCAGCTTTACAGCCTGAGCAAAAAATAGAGTTAAGTAGTCAAGAAGATGATATTATTTTTAATCAATTAGAAAGTACTGGTTTTGAATCTAGTCAATTAGAAGTATTAAACACATTTCAAAATCCTATTACTTGTATAGCAGACGCTAAAGAATATGAAGAAAAAATTAAGAAAGAATCTTTTGCAATTACAAGCGTTTTAACACAACTAGAAAAGAGTGTCCTATCATTACTATTAAAAAATCCTTTAATGCCTGTAACAGAGCTTGCAAATGCTTTAAAAGTGGAACAGTCTTTAATTAATCAGTCTATTTCTAACCTTTTTGATGCTGGTGCTTTAGATAAGGATTTTAAACCAACCGCAGATGCTGAGGCTAGTATACAAACACCAGAAGATGAGATTTTTATAGTTTACAAATATATAGAAAGACCAGACGCTCCTCCTTTAAAAACTAATAGTAGACCTTTTTGTAATAGAATGATGTTATTAGCAACTACTAGAAAATATACACTACAACAATTAGAATTATTAACTAATGACTTTGGACAGTCTGGAATAGACATATTTACTAAAAGAGGTGGTTGGTATCATAACTATAGAACAAATAAAACAACTCCTTACTGTAGACACATTTGGGAACAACAAGTAGTAAGATTAAAAAAATAAGTTATGGCAGTTTTATTCATATCCGAGCAATACGTAAAGAACACTACTTTAATTGATGAGAATGTAGATGTAAAATTAATTCTGCCAAGTATTAAAGACTGCCAGGAGTTAAGAATCCATCCAATACTAGGAACTCCGTTCTATGAAGATTTAAAAACTAAGATAACTGCTGGAACTTTAAACAGTGACGAAGTTAATTTACTAGACACTTATATTGCTCCAGCTATGGCTCAATGGACTATGTATGAATGTAGCACATCAATGCTATTTAAATATAGAAACAAATCTGTGGCAACTAAAACAAGTGACAATAGTAGTCCTATTAGCTACCAAGACTTACAATATCTTAGAGACGAATGGAAGAACAAAGCAGAAGAAAGAGAAGCTAGACTTATAAACTACTTATGTGATAATGATAATTTATTCCCTAAGTACAAAGAAACTAGCGACGATTTACACCCAAGAAAAACAGCTTACCAAACTAGTTTTTATTTAGGTGGTAGTAGTAGAAGCGATTGCTGGAGAGACGAATATAGAAATAGTAAAAAATGATATTAACCTATAATCAAATATTAAAAGAGTTTAAGACTTTTGCTACTAACCATAAGCAAATAGAGAACTTTGGCAATGGTGACTTATGGGAAATAGTAGAACATAACCAGCTAACAGATTTTAACTATCCTTTGTTTTGGGTAGCTGACCAACCAGCTAATTTAGGTGATGGGACTTTCACTTGGAATTTTAATGTTATGGCTATGGACCTAGTAAACAAAGACGAGTCTAATGAGAATGATGTTAAGTCTGATATGTGTCAAGTGCTTTTAGATTGTGTTTCATACTTTGAACAAAAGACAGCTACTAGCAATAACGTAGATTGGTTAAAAGTTAACTTGGTTAGATCAGGAACTTTGACTAGTTTTACAGAGAGATTTGAAGATGAGTTGACAGGATGGGGAATGAATATAGGATTCAGACTTCCATTTAGTTATAATAATTGTGATTTACCAATAGAATAAAGATGGCTATATTTTACAATCCAAATAGAAAAAAAGGTTTATTTTACATGCCATCTGGTGCTACTGGAGGAGGTGCTATTTTAAGAATTGAATATAGTGCTTCTAGATTTTGCGAAGATGGAACAGACCCAATTCCTGGTATAACTGGAGACACTGGAGGAACTTTCTCTAGTACTACTGGACTAGTTTTTATATCTACCTCTACTGGACAAGTAGACTTATCTGCTTCTACTCCTGGAAGTTATGTTGTTACTTATACTGCTCCAAGTTCTGACACTGCTACAACTTCTATTTCTATAGATTCTATTCCTGTTGTTTCTGCTGGTGCTGACGTTGCTATTTGTACTGGAAACAGTACTGTGTTAACTGCAACAGGAGCTACTACTTATTCTTGGTCCACAGGACAAACAGGTGCTAGTATAACTGTTGATCCTACAACAAACACAACTTACACAGTAACAGGATTCAATGGTGCGTGTTCTGCTACTGACTCTGTAGATGTTACAGTTTATCCTTTGCCTACTGTTAGCATTTCAGGAACTTTGACTTATTGTGTTGGTGCTTCTACAACTTTAGATGCTGGAGCTGGTTTTGCTTCTTACTCTTGGAGTAGTGGAGAAACAACTCAGACTATTAGTGCAACTGCTGGTAATTACACAGTAACGGTAACAGATAGCAATGGTTGTTCTAACACATCTGCTCAAGTAACAGTTTCTGAATTACCATTAGATACTGCTACAGTAACTTATTCAGCAAATGCTTATTGTCAAATGCCTACAGGTGCTTTAGCTGTAGATGGTTACTATCCTTTATATACTACAGAAGCAGCAGCACAAGCAGAAAGCTCAGACGGAACAGCACACTCTCACACATTAAGCGGAACTACTTACTATATGCCGAATGATGGTGTAATTCAGTATCATAACACTTATTCACTAACAACACCAGCACCAACTATTACAGGTGAAACAGGAACATTTAGCGAATCTACTGGTAATTTAAGTATT